TTGCTGAAGCTAAAGCTGAATTCAAAAGAAATTCTAAAGAAATCATAGACTTAGCTGTTAAGCACAATAAAAGAGATCTAGCTGATAAAGCAATCGGTGATGGCATTTCTGTTGAAGAATTTAGAGGTGTATTATTAGAAAATATTTCTAACGACACTCCTTTAGAAACTCCTTCAGAAATTGGTATGACTAAAGAAGAAGTAAGAGAATTCTCATTAGTGAGAGCTATCAATGCTTTAGCAAACCCAACAGACAGACGCGCTCAAGAAGCTGCTGCATTTGAATTTGAATGTTCAAACGAAGCTGCAAGACAACAAGGTAAAACTGCTCAAGGTATTATGATGCCAGCAGATCTATTAAGATCTTGGGGACAAAGAGACTTAAATACTTCTGATGATGCAACTCTAATCGCTCAAGATTACAGAGGCGGAGACTTCATAGACGTATTAAGAAACAAATCTTCAGTAATGAACGCTGGAGCTACTATGCTTAGAGGATTACAAGGAAATGTTGTAATACCTAAGAAAACTGCTGCTTCTGCTGCTGCTTGGATAGCAACTGAAGGCGGAAATAGTGGTGAGAGTGAGTTTACAGTTGGTTCTGTTCAAATGTCTCCCCGCGTAATTGGTGGACATACTGAAATGACGAGACTTATGCTTCAGCAATCTAGCCTAGATGTTGAAAACCTAGTAAGAAATGACTTATCTGAAGCTATTGCTCTTGCAATTGATTTAGGTGCTTTAGCTGGTTCTGGTTCTTCAGGACAGCCTACAGGTATTTCTGCAACTTCAGGTATTAACACAACAACATTTGCTGCTGCAACACCTACTTTCAGTGAGTTGGTAGCGATGGAGTCGGCTGTTTCTGCTGATAATGCTTTACAAGGTTCTTTAAAGTATATTGCTAAACCTTCAGATTGGGGAACTCTTAAATCTGTAGATAAAGCTAGTGGCTTTGGTCAAATGATCGTTGGCTCAGATGGTCAAATTAATGGCTATGACGTTGTCAGATCTAACCAAGTTACTGCTGGTGATTACTACTTTGGTAACTTTGCAGACTTATTAATTGGTCTTTATGGATCTCTTGATATTACTGTTGATCCTTATACTCATTCAAAATCTGGAACAATTAGAGTGTGCGCCCTTCAGACTTGTGATGTAGCTGTAAGACATGCAGTAAGTTTCTGTAAATCAAGCGACTAATTAGTTAATGCTTAAATGGAATGGTGGGGGAAACTCCACCATCTTAAATATGAAAAATTACTTAATTTTAAAAGACACTATGGCAGCAGGTAAAAGAGTTAATGCTGGAGACATAGTTGAACTAGATGTAGATATTGGCAATCAATTAGTTGGTTATTTTAAAGCCGAAGAAACTACAAAAAAATCAAAAACAAAAAAAGCTGACAGAAGTGTTGGTTTAGAAACTTCAGAAGTAAAAGCTCCTAAAACTAGAGCTAAGAAGTAATTATGCCTTTAGAAAGTGCAGCAGATTTTAACTCTTACGTTGACATTAATACTGGTCATGGGGTTACTGCTACATTTTTTGAAGTACAAAACAATCTTTGGGATTCAAGAACATCATTAATTGATACTTGGTTTGATATAGACTCTGGTGCATCTACAAATATCAATATTATTATAGATCAAGAATATTTTAATATTGAGGGTGGTACTGTTCCTGTTGCTGGCTATCAGCCAAGAGCAATAGTTAAATCAACTGATGTTCCTTATATATCCCAATTAGATAGATTAGTTGTCAACGCAATAACAACTAATAAAGGAAGCATATTAAAACCAGAAACTACTTTTCTTGTAAGAACTGTTGAACCTGATAATACAGGTTTTGTTTCACTGGTATTAGAGGAACAATAATGTCTGAATATAGATTAGAGACTGAAGAAGATATGTCTGCTTATCTTGATATTGAATATGGACATGGTGTTTCTGCTGTTTACACAAATACAAGTGGCACTGCTTCAACAATTAATGTCATTTTAAATAATGAATATGTTGAACAAGAAGAAGGAATAGGTGTTGAAGCATTAAAGCCAATAGCCTATTGCAGAACTGTAGATGTTCCTAGTATTGCATTTGGTAATACTTTAAATGTATCTGCAATTAAAGATGTTGATGGAAACATTTTGAAAGCAGCACAAAATTATACTGTTGTTAATATCCAGTCAGATAGAACTGGTTTTTCAGCATTGATGTTGGAGAAAATATAGTGGCAAATCATGTAAGACAACAAGTGCGTGAATACTTTGGTACTACTTTAAACAACTTAACAACAACTGGATCAAGAGTGTATGAGTCCAGAGTTTATCCATTAGAGACAGTTCCAGCTTTAGTTATTTATACAAAGTCCGAAACATCTGAGCCAATAGTAATAGGCACGGATAGATTAATGAGTAGAGATCTAAGTGTTGTTGTAGAAGGCTATGCAAAAGCTGTAAGCAATTTTGACGATACTATAGACACGATAAGTAAAGAGGTTGAAGAAGCTATTGCTGCTGATAGAACATTGGGTGGATTAGCAAAAGATACTTATCTGGAATCTACTGAAATTGAATTTAACGCGGAAGGTGAGAAACCACTTGGGTATGTCTCAATGACCTTTCTAACTAACTACTATGTCAAGGAAAAAAATCCTGACGTAGCATTATAGAGGAGACAAATTATGAAAATGATTAGTCCAGATGGCAATATTTCTATAGATGCTCATCCGTCAAAGGTTGAGTCATATTTGAATATGGGTTGGAAAGAAGAAGCAGCCCAAACAATTAAATCTTCTTCAAAAAAAACTAAAAACGAGGTAAAAGAAAATGGCGATACATAAAGGAAGTGAAGGTACAGTCCACGTTGGAACTGATGCTGTAGCTGAAATTAGGTCTTATTCTGTTGAAGAGACTGCTGATACTCTTGAAACAACATCTATGGGTGATGCTGCTAGAACTCATTTAGCATCATTAACATCCTTCTCAGGAAGTTTAGATGTGTATTGGGATGAAGCAGATACAGCTCAAATAGCTTTAACTGTTGGATCAAGCGTAACTATTAAGTTCTATCCAGAGGGTACAGCTAGTTCTGCAAAATACTATTCAGGTACAGCTATTGTTACTGGTGTTTCAAGAAGTGCATCATTTGATGGATTGGTTGAAGCTAGTATTTCTGTTCAAGGAACAGGTGCTTTAACACTAGCAACAGCATAGAACTATGAAAATAATAGATAAGGCTAAAGCTCATTTTGATTCATTAGAAATCAAAGAGATTGAGATACCTGAATGGAGTGAAGGAGATGAGGTTCTTAAAGTATATGCAAAGCCATTAACACTTGCAGAAATGTCTAAATTGCAACGATATGCAAAAGATGATGATGTGGCGTTAATGGCTTATTGCTTAATACATAAAGCCTTAGATTCTGATGGTGAAAAAGTATTTGATCTATCAGACAAGAATACGCTTATGAATGGTGTAGATAAAGATGTGCTTGCAAGAGTTGCAACTGAAATCATGTCATCACCAAGCGTAGAAGAACAAGCAAAAAAGTAGTAGAGGATAAGGACTTATTTGCTAAATATTATCTAGCTGAAATGTTGCATTACACACTTCAGGAACTAGAAGAAAAGATGACCTTATCCGAGTTTACAGGATGGATGGCATATTTAGAGGAAAAAAATAGGCAGATAAAAAATGGCAACTGATTATAAATTAAGAATTAAAGCTTCAGACCAATCTAAAAAAGGTTTTAATTCAGTTAATAAAAATATTAACAGCACGCAATCAGCTATGAAAAAATTAGCTGGTGCTTTTGCTAGTGTTTTTGTTGTTAGACAAATTGTGCAATTTGGAAATCAAGCATTACAAGTAGCTGATGATATTGGTAAACTTGCTGATTCTGTAAATGTAAGCACAACATTCTTACAGCAATATCAATTTGCTGCTGAACAATCAGGAATAAGTACAGAAGGTTTTACTAAAGCTCTTAGATTTTTTGCTAAAGGTGTTGGTGAAGCTACTATGGGTACTGGTTTAGCTAAAAGAGCTTTTGAAGAGATGGGCATTTCTTTAGAAGATGTTAATGGCGAGACTAAGAATACTGAAGACTTATTTAAAGAATTTTTCCATAGCTTAGAAGCTATAGAAGACCCATTAAAAAGAAGCGGTTTATTAGCTCAGGTATTTGGCTCAAGGGTTGGTATTCAAATGGCAAACCTTATAAAAAGTGGTGCTATGGCTATGGATGATTTGGCTGAATCTGCTACTGGAATTTTTGACCAAGAAACAATAGATAATGCAGAAGATTTTAATGACACTATGAATAGATTAAAACGAGATGTTTTAGTGCCATTACAAAGTAAATTTATTAATGTAACAAAAGCTATTCTTGATTTTTCAGAGGTTATGGGTTTAATAAAACCTGACTTGTTTACTAAAGATATGGAAGAATTAAATACCATATTAGAAAAACAAGAAAAAACAGTTGCTAAATTGCAGAAAATGTACGAACAAGACCCATTTAGTGAATCTAATAAAGTAGCACTGCAAGTAGCTAAAGATAATGTAGCAATAACAGAAGATTTTATTGACAAAAAACAAAAACAACTTGATATACAAGAAAAACTTAAAATTTCAACAGATGAAAATAATGATTCTACAAATAATTTAAATAATACAATAAAAGATAGCATTGTTATTACTAAAAGTTTTGCAGATACAGTTGATGGTCAGCTTACAAAAGCATTTACAGATTTTTTTGATATTACAAGTAAGCAATTTGGAGATTTTAAAGATTTAGCTACTTCAGTTGCTAGGGCAGTAATAAATGAATTGATACAGGTATATTTAGTACAAAATTTAGTTGGTATGGTCAAGGGTGCTATAGGTGATTTTGGCAGTTTATTTAATGGTGATTTTGGTAATGCAGTAGATAATATAGGTGATTTTGATGGTGGTGGTTATACAGGTAAAGGAATAAGAGCAGGTGGAATGGATGGCAAGGGTGGTTTTATGGCTATGGTTCATCCTAACGAAACAGTTATTGACCATACAAAAGGTCAGGGTATGCAAGCTGCTCCTACAGTCAACTTCAATATATCAACAGTAGATGCTGCTGGATTTGACCAATTACTAGCATCAAGAAAAGGATTAATAACAGCAATCATAAACAATGCCATGAATAATCAAGGCAAAATGGGAGTAGTGTAATGTCTGGTCAATTTCCTACTAATCCAAATTTCAGATCTTTAAATTTTAAAGATAATAGACCTACTTTAGTAAACCAAACTTTATCTGGTAGAAAACAAGTCAGACAAATAGGATCTCAATATTTTTCTTTTACAGTGCAAATGCCACCTTTACAACAAGAAAAGGCTCAAGAAGTATTTGCATTTTTACAAAAACAAAAAGGTTCTTTTGAGGACTTTACTATAGTCGCACCATTAGATAACTTAGGTGCTGGTAAATCAGAAACAGATATTCAAGTTGTTGGAAGTCATGTATCTGGTGATGCTTCTATAGCAATAGATGGATTTACAGCTAACCAAACAGGTGCTTTAAAAGCTGGTGATTTAATTAAATTTGCTAATCACTCTAAGGTCTACATGGTGCAATCAGATATTGATGCTAATAGTTCTGGTCAATTAACTGTTCTTATATCACCAAACTTAGTAACAACTCTTGCAGATAATGAAGCTGTTACTGTAAATAAACCAAGTTTTACTGTTTATCTGGAAAGCGATGAAATTATAAGATCAGATACTATTGGTGGTTTTAGCAGTATTTCATTTGATGTTAGAGAGGTTATTACCTAATGCCAAGAAGTCTATCTACTGATTTACAAACCCAAGTATCATCAACAGCAACTAAAACAGCTTTTCTGGTTGAGCTTAATTTATCAACTACTGTTAGATTGACTGATTGGTATTCTAATGTAACTTACGATTCTAATAGCTATGAAGCTGGTGGTTCTTTTTTACAAGTTGATTCCACAACTGAGACTGGTCAATTACAAGTAAATGAAATTGGTATTAGATTATCTAATGTAACAAATCAAATAAGAAGTTTAGTAGAAGATGGTGAATTTACTGATAAAGAAGTAGAGATATATTTAGCTTACTTCAATAATGATGAAACTATAGTTGGTGCTATACCTTTTTTTAAAGGACAAATAAGAAATGTTGGTATAAATGAAACCATAAATGATTCAATAATAAATCTTACTGTTGCTTCTCATTGGGCAAATTGGAACTTAACTAAAGGCAGACATTTTTCTGATGAATCTCAACAATCATTTAGTTCAGGTGATAAAGGCATGGAATTTGCTACACAAACTAAAGATGATGTTCGATGGGGTAAATAAATGATTATTTCTGGAATATTAACATTTTTGGGAGTTGGAGCTACCGCAGCCACTGTTATTTCTTGGACTATAGCAATTGCTACTTTGGCAGTTGGGGTCAAGGGTTATAAACAAGCTAGAGATATGCAAGCTCGAGCTCAAGTCATTATGGCTAATAAAACTTCTGCTGGCGGTAAGATTCCTGTTATATATGGAACTAGAAGAGTTGGTGCTCAGATTATTTATATGGATGTATCAAGCAATAATTCAAGAGATTTATATGTAGTCTATGCTTTATCAGTTGGCGAATGTGATGAAATACTAGGAAGGACTATTGAGCTTGATGGCAATCCTTTAACTGATTCAGCAAGATTTAGAAATGGTGGCTATATTGGGTCAGATAAAATATCTTCAGGCTCAGGTTCATTAAATACAGTTTCACAAAATGGAGCTCATAGCTTGTCTGTTGGTGGTGGTGGTTTTGGAACAGACCCTACTGCAAAATATAGATATGTTATGAATCTACATCATGGTACTCCATCACAAACAGCAGACCCAATGCTTGTTGCTTCAATGCCTAATTGGACTACAGCACATAAACTAAATGGTGTTTGTTATATAGCAGCTCATTATGGCTTTGACAACAATGGTATGTGGTCAGGGGTGCCACAATTAACAGTTCAAGTAAGAGGTAAAAAAGTTTATGACCCGAGAGATACAAATCAACAATTTGGAACTCCAACTACTTACAAACATTCTGATAATCCAGCTCTAACTTTCTTAGATTACATAACCAACAATGAGTATGGTAAAGGTTTAACAGCATCACAAATTAATATGGCTACATTTAGCTCTGCTGCTAATGTTTGTGATACTCAGGTTGACCAGCCACATTTTAATGGAACAGCACAATCACTTACTTGGAGTGCAAATAGTGGTGATAACTTTTTCACAATAGCTGGTGCTGATGCTAATGAAGATTGGTGGCAAAATAAAATAGGTGAATTGATAGATTTATTTGATTCTAATGGTAATGGTGTTTTAGATAAAAATGAAATTATAGATATACGAAGAAGTCAATTCTTTGATTCAAATGAAGAATACATTATTTTTATTAATAATTATTTCGGTAGCAGTTATTCATCACAAACAGGAACTTCGTTATTAAAAGTTAAAAGATTTCATTGCAATGGTTATTTAGATACAAATAAAAATGTAATGGATAATGCAAAAGAATTACTTGCAAATATGCGTGGTATCTTTTTATATATAGATGGTAAATATGAACTATCAATAGAAGATACAGGTTCTTCTACATTTAGTATTACTGATAATCATATTATTTCTGATGCTGGTATATCAGTTGATTATGGTAATAAAGACAAAAAAGCAAATAAAGTTATTGTTGAATTTTTTAATGCAAATAAAGGATATGAATTAGATACAGCTACAGTTTTACATAATGCAAATCCACATTATTATTCTGATGATGGAGATGAAATATTAGAAATTAAAGCTGAGTTCCCTTATGTAAGCGACCCTTATATAGCTTATAACATGGGTAAGGCAATCCTAACTAGAAGTAGAAATCAAACAACTATGCAGTTCTTAGGAACTCCTGAGATGTATAAACTGAACGTAGGAGATATAGTTACTCTTACTTATGCAGGTTTAGGATTCTCAGGTAAAGTTTGTAGAGTTGAAGCATTAGAATTGCAATCCAATGGATTAGTTGCAGTTAGTTTAATAGAATACTTTGATGTTTATACATGGGAAGTACCACCGCAAGAGCCAGTAGAAGAACTAGCTAACTTACCTTCTGCTTATGCAGTAAAAGCTCCAACAGGATTAGCATTTACCGACACTGATTCTAGTTCTACAGGTAGACCTTTTTTATCTTGGAATACACCAACAGATTTTCCTGATTATCAATATAGAGTTAATGTTGTTGATAGTTCTGGAAATCAAGTTAAAAATACTATTGTTGATGTAACTAATTCAGATCTAAACTTTTTACCAGTTGATGCTAATTATGTTGCAAGTGTTAGCTCATTAAATACATTAGGCAGTGAATCAGATCCAGCTACTTTAACTTTTACTATAGGCAATGCTCCTACAGGAAGTGCTGACATTAAAGATGATGCAGTAATAACAGATAAAATAATAAATGATGCTATAACTACTCCTAAAATATTAAATGATGCTGTTACTAATGCAAAGATAAATTCATTATCTGCAAACAAAATTACAGCAGGAACTATAGATGCTTCAGTTATTACAGTTACTAATTTAGATGCAGATAATATAACTTCAGGCACTATAGGTGCAGATAAAATAAGTGTTACTAATTTGGCTGCTATTTCTGCTAATTTAGGTTCTATTACAGCAGGTGATATGAATATAGGTTCAGGAAATTTTACTGTATCTTCATCAGGAGTAATGACTGCAACTGGTGCAACAATATCAGGAAATTTAACAGCTTCATCTTTAAATGTTACAGGTGCAACAGTAACAGGTAGCATAAGTGCTGGTAATGTTTCTTTAAATGGTGAGCCATTAGATAATGTTTTAAGTTATTCTGAAACTGAAGGTATTGGATTACTAAGTCTTGCTGAAAATGCAAATATAGATGGTGATTTTGTTGTCAATGGTAATTTTGAAGCAACAGGCGCTCAACCTGATTTAATAATAGGTAAAATTACTACTGATTCCTCTAACACAATACAAGCAAATGCAATTCTTAGAAGTGGATCAGGAAGTGGCAGCTTTGAAATACAAGCAGGAACTACTGCAAAAGTTAAGTTAGCTTACGATGCTCTTGGTGGCACAACTTTATCAGCAGATGGTGGTGCAAGTGGCGAGTTTAGAATAAATGCAGATGGTTCATTAGCATTAACTTTTGACTCATCACAAAATGCAGATTTTACAGGTCAAGTTTATGCACCTACATTAAGAATAGGTGTTGGCGCACCATCTTCATCAACTGCTACAGGAACAGCAGGGCAAATTAAATACGATGCATTCTATATCTATGTTTGTATAGCAACTAATACATGGAAAAGAGCATCATTAAGTTCATGGTAAACAAATATGATTTTTATATGTTTTAAGATTTATAAATATCAAACATAGGTATAAAATTAATAAAATAGGATTTTAATATGGCACAACATGATTACAACATAGCGAACCAGTCAGGAGCAGACTTTAGATCTGATCTAAACAATGCTTTATCTGCTATTGCAACAGTTAATAGTGGAGCTAGTGAGCCTTCAACTACATTCGCACATCAATTATGGGTTGATACATCTAATAATGTATTAAAGATTAGAAATGCTGCTAACTCAGCTTTTATTACTACAGGTATTAGTATTACGGCAGACAATACATTTAATGGAACTCTTACAGGTACTTTTGTTGGTAATGCAACTACAGCAACTACTTTAGAAACAGCAAGAACAATTAATGGCGTTAGCTTTAATGGATCTGCAAACATCTCATTCAATACAGATTCAGTAGCAGAAGGATCATCTAATTTATATTTTACTAATGAAAGAGTGGACGATCAGGTTAATGCTTTATTACAAGCAGGAACAGGCATACAGCTTACTTATGATGATACTGCTGGAACTTTAACAATAGCAAATACAAATGATGCGGATATTACAGGCGTTGTTGCAGGCAATGGTTTAACAGGTGGTGGCACTTCTGGTAGTGTTACTTTGAATGTTGCAGTAGATGATTCTTCTATTGAAATAGATAGTGATGCACTAAGAGTAAAAGCATCTGGAATCACAAATACAATGCTTGCTGGTTCTATTGCTAACTCTAAGCTCGCTAATTCGACTGTAACTATTAATTCACAATCTTTAGCTTTAGGCGGAACTTTAGATTTAGATACAAGCGAGATTACAGAAAATACTAATCTTTATTATACAAGTGCTAGAGCAAATACAGATTTTGATACTAGACTTGCAACTAAGTCTACAACTAATTTAGCAGAAGGCACTAACCTATATTACACAACAACTAGATTTGATTCTGCTTTTACATCTAAAGATACAGATTCTTTAAGTGAAGGAACTAATAATTTATATTACACACAGTCAAGATTTGATTCTGCTTTTGGAAATAAAACAACTGCAAACTTAACTGAAAACACCAATTTATACTATACAGATACAAGAGCTAATTCAGCTATTGATGCTAGAGTTACAAAAGCATTTGTTGATGCTCTTGGAATACAGGCTGCTAGTGTTGCAGATAACTCAGTTGTTTTAGGCAATGACACTACAGGCAACTATATACAAACAATTACAGGAACAGCTAATAAGATTACTGTATCTGGAAGCGGTAGTGAATCAGCAGATGTAACAATTACTTTGCCAGATGATGTGCAAATTGCTTCAGATCTAACAGTAGCAGGTAATTTAACTGTAAATGGAACTTTAACATCATTAGATACAACGAATCTTGATATAGAAGATAACTTATTCCAGCTTAATGCAGGTCTTACAGGATCACCTGTAAATGATTCAGGTATGTTAATTAATAGAGGTAATCAAAATAACGCTGTATTTATTTGGGATGAATCAGCAGACAAATTTACATTAGGATTAACAACTGCTGATGGAAGTGCTACAGGTAATATTACGTTAAGTTCTTTAGGTACTTTAGTTGGTAATTTAGAAGGTAATGTTACTGGACAAGTATCTAGCATATCTAATTTTACAACTGCAAATTTAACTGAAAATACTAACCTTTATTATACTGATGCAAGGTCAAGAGCTGCTATATCTGCAACTGGTGATATTTCTTATAATAGTTCAACTGGTGTTATTAGCTTTACACAATCTGCATCTCCAGTAACAAGTGTAAATACACTAACTGGTGCTGTTGTATTAGATACTGATGATATTGGTGAGGGTTCAACTAATGTTTACTTCACCAACGCAAGAGCAGATACTAGAATCAATTTACAAACAGGTGCTAATTTAGATTTAAGTTCTAAATCTACTTCAAACCTCAGTGAAGGCAGCAATCTTTATTATACAGATGCAAGATCAAATAGTGCTATTGATGCAAGAGTAACTAAATCATTTGTTGATGCTTTAAATGTAGTTGCAGCTTCAGCTACAGGTAATGCAGGAACAGCAACAGCTTTAGCAGCATCAAGAGATTTTAGTATTGCAGGAGATATAACAGCTTCAGGGATTTCTTTTGATGGAACTGGTAATGTAGCTTTATCAGCTTCTATTGATGCAAATACAGTTGGCATATCAGAAATTAATGTCTCAGATGGTACTAGCGGTCAAGTTCTTACAACTGATGGTGCTGGTAATTTATCATTTACAACTGCATCAGGAACTACTATTAACAACAATGCTGATAATAGAGTTATTACAGGTAGTGGTACTGCTAATACATTAAATGGTGAAGCTAATCTTACTTTTGATAGTTCAACATTAAATCTAAGCGGTAACCTCTCAGTAGATGGCGGAACAATTAAACTTGATGGTAATTATCCAACTGGTACAGAAAATGTAGCTTTAGGTAATACAGCCTTAGATAGTCTTACAAGTGGTAACTACAACACTGCAATAGGTGCTAAGTCAGGAACTGCTATAACAGAAGGTTCAGAAAATACTGCAATAGGAGCAGATTCAGGAAAAGCAATTACTACAGGTTCTTACAATGTATCTATGGGATATAGGTCATTAGATACAAATACAGAAGGAAACTTTAATGTTGCCATAGGTAGGAGAGCATTAGATGCTAATACTACAGCAGACAACAATACTGCTGTTGGTAGTAGTGCGTTAGAAGCAAACACTACAGGTAGGCAAAACGTAGCTGTTGGTTCTACCAGCCTTGATGCAAATACTACTGGTGAAAACAATACTGCTATTGGACACGATGCTCTTTCTGCA